CCTCAGTGGCCGTCATTTGCGGCCCCTCGCCGAATTGCAGCTCGTCCTCGTGGTAGAGCGCCTTGATCTTCGCCTCCAGCCGCTCCGCCGCCATCCCCGCCTGGCGCAGGTCCACGCCCGTGAGCAGCGGCCCGATCGACTCGCGCGAGCCGCGCACGTTGGTCACGCCGCCCGGCACCAGCCGCGCCGGACCGATCACGTCGCCGTTTACCGCCACCAGCGGCGGGTCGATGATCTTGGGCAATGCGCGCAGCTGCATCTCGACCAGCTTGTTAAGCGAGCGGATGTCGGGCAGCGCGTCGTGAGTCGGTCCGCGGCCGTAGGTCTCGCCGCTGGCCTTGCTCCAGCGCGGACACAGGTAGGGAAACTCGTCGAACTTGCCTTCCGACAGTTTGTACTTGCTGTTGGTCAGAATGTACACCGAGCGCCACTGCTTGCCTTCGGGCTCCGGCGCCACTGCGTGAATCACCGAGAGCAGCTCGTCAGGATTTTGCGAGCTCAGCGCCTGCTCGGGCGTGCCGGGCCACTGCCGCGCAATCGCGTCGCGGCTCATCGCGATCTCGCGATAGACCGTGTTGACCATGCCGTCGGGCCCTTCGCTCCAGGCGTAGCGCCCGGGCGCCTCGCAGCGGAAGCGGAAGCCTTCGAACACGTTGCGCTTTGCGGCAGGCGCTTCCTCGAACAGCACGCACGCGCTTCCGAACGTCACCAGGTCGCTGTAGGCCTCGTCGATTTCCTGTGAGAAGTTGGACTTGTTGAACTCGCCCAGCATCCGCTCGCCCACCTGGTCCAGCCAGATGGCGGTCGCCTGATCGGCGTTGAGCTCGGGCGAGTCGGTCTCCAGAAAGAACCACCGTATGTAGCTGCTGGTGAGGCCGCCGTGGATCGCGCTGGCGAACTTGTTGCGCGCGCCCAGCGCGGTGGAGTCGAACAGCCGCTGCGTGCGCTTGCTGCCCGGGTAGCGCCGCACGATGATGTTGTTCTTGCGCGGCTGCACGTAATCGGCAATCTCCTGCCACTCCACCGCCCACAGCCGCTGGATCCCGAGCAGGTACTCAAAACGCGACAGATGCTCGCTGACGTCGGCCTCGTCCGCCTTCTCGTCGCGCCGGTAGAATTTCAGCACGGCCGCCATTTGCGTTTGGCCTTTCAGTCGCGATCGTTGTCGTAGTCGATCGCGGGATTTTCCCTGCCTTCAGTGGACACGTCCGCGCGCGGATTGGTCAGCGGCACGTCCATCTGCTGGTCGCCGCCGCGCTCTTGTCCCACGTCGTAGCCCCGCGGCACGCTGCGGATCCCGGTGGCGTCCCCGCTGGGACCTCCGGGCGGTTGCCGATGCTGCCCGTCGGTGCCGCGGTACCCCTGTTGCTTGAACCCCGGACTGCGAATCCCCGTGTTGTCGCCCATGCGATTTCTCCTTCTGTGGCGCGGGCCTCCATGCCCGCGGATTTTCCTCACTGACCCGTAAGCCGCGCCCCGCGCAGCACGTTCGGCGCGCCGGCGTTGCGCCCGCCAGGTCCCGTCAGCATCGCCGCCGCCGCGCCCTGCCGGCGCGCCAGTGCCGCCATCTGAGCGTCCATCGCGGTGTTGCGCGGCGGATACATTGCTGGCGGTGTGGGCACTTTGGGCGGACCCGAAAAAAGTGCGCTCATAGCTCCCTCCTGGATTCGAAGACGTCGAATTCGGTCACACTGGTCACCGGCCCGCGCTCCGCGATCTCCTGGTCGAGGTCGGCCACGATGGCCAGGTAGCGGAAGGCATCTGCGCCGTGCGACCAGCGGTCGTGCACCGGATGCGGCTTGCGCATCTCGAGCTGGTCGCTGTACTCGCTGTGATAGTTCTCCAGCGCCTGGATGCCCGCCTCGCAGCGCCCCTCGTCGAAGTAACAGCGCGGCAGGATCGTGCGCACCGCGTTGATCCCGTCCATCACCGACATGGAGGGCACGATACGAAAAAAAATCCCCATCTCGCGCGCCAGCTCCAGCCGTGACTTGCCGCTGGCGATCTCGCGGATCTGGATGTCGTGCGGCGCCCAATGCGCCGAGTAGCGGTAGGGCCTGGACTTGATCAGCGCAATGTAATGCTGCAGGCCGCGGCCGGACTCCTCGTGGTAATCGATCACGCGGATTTGCCGCCGATGGTTCTGGAAAAACCAGATCGCGGTCAGGTCCGCTACACCCAGGTCCCACACCGTCTGGACCGGATAGAGCGGGTCGTGCGGCTCGCGTCCGATACGTCCTTCCTCGCGCGCCTGCGCGATGAGCTTGCCATAGTACGCGCCGGTGCGCGCGCCATTGAACGAGCAGTAGAACTCCTGTCGGATCCAGTCTTCGTCCGCGCCGCGCTTGCGCATCTTGTCCAGGTATTCCTGGGTGACCAGCGGGCTTTTGTCCTCGGGCGCGGCCACGTACTCGCCGGTTGCCGGATCGCGGCTGAAGGTGACGCCGTCTCGGCAAATGTCGTCGATGGTGTAAATTGAGCGATGCCACTCGGGGTCGCCGGCGGTCGCGGTCCACAGGCGGTAAAACCAGTCGCGGCCCTGCGGCGTCGAGTTGAACGCCGCCCAGCCGCCGTTTTGTGCGAGAATCGGCTCGACGATCGACCAGGGCTTGCTGGTCATCAGCGCGGCCTCGGAAAACACGATGCCCACCGGATTGATGCCGCGCAGGCGGTCGGGCATATCCGCGCCCATGATGCGGTACACCGAACCGTTGTGCCAGTCGATGGTCAGCTCGGACTCGTTTCGGCCGCGCCGGCCGTCATCAATGCAAAACTCGGCCGGGAAATGCTCCAGGAAGGAAAAGCCGCCGCCGGCGAGCTCGGTCCAGATTATCCGCTTGCCCATGGCCAGCTCCGGAAACAGGTGCACATAGGTGCCCGGGCGCTCTTCCATTCGCGCGATGATGAAATTGAGCCAGGTGTGATCCTTGCCGCCGCGCCGCGGCCATACCGTGATGAACCGCCGGATGCCGAGCTCGTAATCGGCGAATACCTTCGCCTGGTAAGTCCGCGGCCAATAGAGGTGCGGCAGGGGCCCGCGCTCGAGAAATCCCGGTGGAAACTCCGCGCTCACAGGCTTTCCCCTCGGCGGTTTGCAGACGTCTGCAAAATCTCGGGCGCTACCGCCGCGATATCGAACTGGTTGGCAATCGCGGACTTCCACACCACGTGGCAGGCGCGCCGCCCGCACAGCGGCACGTTGGCCCGCGGCGGCCGCACGCTTGAGGCCGGCACGTTCTCCTCGCGCCCGCACACGATGCAGAAGATCCATACGCGCGGCGGATTCGCCTTGCCGTAGCGCCCGGAGATACGGTTGAGTCCGGCTCGCAGCGAGCTGCGCCAGTGCCTCATCGCGCACCTCCGGCCGTCGGCAGGAACCGGGTTACGCGCGTCCCGGGTGCGGTGGGAGGCGCCAGCGCCGCGGGCTGCGCCTGCGCAAGCCCGCGCGATTCCAGACGCGGATAGGTGTAGCTCGCGACTTCCTTGTGGCACAGGAACTTGAGCGCCGGCCCGATGTCGTTGCGCATGCCCAGCTTGGCCAGCTCGATCACCGGGTTGTAGTCCACCAGGTCCGGCGCAGCGCGCAGCTCCTCGCGCAGCTCGCGGTAGACTTCGAACCAGCGGTCCTCCGCATCCGCCGGCCGCCGAGTGGTCTTGCGCATGTTCTTGGGCCGTCCCATCAGTTCGCCAGCTCCTGCGCGGCCTTGCGGCCGGCGTCGGTCAGCTCCCAGTGGCCGTCGCGCGGCCGCCGCACCAGCCCGCTCCCCTCGAGCCTGCGCATGACCTGGTAGGCCGCGCCGACGGACGGGCTCCCGAACTCCTCGGCGAAGGTTTGGGTCGAGTACGGACCGCCGTCGGACAGCAGCAGCCTCAGCGCGATCTCACCACGGGCGCCGCGTTTGACGCGCGGCGGACCTTTTTTCGCCGCGCGCGGTCCGTGCAGATCGAGCAGCGCCTTGATCCGCGCGGCCAGAGCCTTTGCCTTCTGCAGCGCCTCCTCGCGCTCGGACTTGAGCGCGCCGATGCGCGCTGTCAGGTCCTCCAGCTTTTTTTTCGCGCCGGCGAACTGCGCGATGGCCGC